CGGTCGTCGCAGAGCACGGACCGGCTGGTGGCTGGCCGATCATCGCGTACGAGGGCAGCGAGGAGGACCTGCGTCAGGTCGCGCGGCGCTACGGCGGCGACACAGAGCAGGTATTCTTCGCCTGACCATGTGGTCAGTCAGGGACACCGTCACAGTCATGGGCGGTGTCCCCCCCGCATGTCTACGCGTAGACGCGCGCGAACGCAGACACGCTAGCGCGGGTACGCTCAGACGCACGCAGAACGCAGACTGGCGTCGGTGGGTAGTTGCCGCTGGCCGGAGCGGTAGGAATGTCTAGGGGAGGTCTCCTGGTATATTCATCTCATGACGATCACGATGCGGGATGTTGAGACAGAGCAAGTACACGAGGTTCACATCATTGAGGGGTGGGTGAGGCCGCGAAGTAGGTGGCTCACGGCTTCCCACTGGGTGGATGTTGCGGTCGACGCGGTGATCTGGGGAACGGTGCTAATGGCCGCGTCCGGGGCCGGGCTGCTGCTCGAGGCCATCATCGACACCGCGAGGTTCGGACACCCGCGCTAGCTGGTAGGATAAACATATGTTGAATCCACGTTCATGGTGGCGAGATGTACCGTTCCTCACAATTGTAATGGGACTTGTGATCGTGTTTAGCATCGCAGCTTGCTTGAAGTGGGGATGATGGCACGCACGATTAAGTCGGTGGAGGGTTTGCCGACGGAGGATCTCAATCGCCTGCTTCTTCACCCACTGGGTGTGCGGAGCGCGGCGATCGACGTCGCGCGTGAGCGAGCGCTAGATGTCTTCGACCGGGGTGGACGCAATTACAAGAAGGATCCATTTAGGTGGGCTGATGAGCGAGCGAAGGTACACCTCTGGTCGAAACAACGTGAGATCATCGAGAGTGTCAGAGACCACTCCCAGACGGCTGTGCACAGTTGTCACGCTATCGGTAAATCTTTCGTTGCCGCAACGACGGTGGCGTGGTGGCTCGATGTCCACCCAGTGGGTGAGGCGTTTGTCGTCACAACTGCACCCACCGATAAGCAGGTCAAGGCGGTTCTTTGGCGGGAGATTAACCGTCTTCATACACGAGCGGGACTCGCGGGAAGGACGAACCTGAGTGAGTGGTACATCGGCAAGGAACTGGTGGCGTTTGGACGAAAGCCGGCGGACCAGGATCCGACAGCATTTCAGGGTATTCACGCTCGGTACGTGCTACTTGTCCTCGACGAGGCGTGTGGCATTCCGAAGGACCTGTGGGACGCTGGTTCGTCGATTGTCAGTAATGAACACTCACGCACGTTGGCAATCGGGAATCCTGATGACCCATTCGGCGAGTTTGCGTCGAACTGCCACAAGGGTTCGGGGTGGAACGTCATCCACGTCGGGTACAAGCACACGCCGAACTTCACAGGTGAGGATGTTAGCGAGATCGTCAAGGACTCGCTGATCTCGAGGCGGTGGGTCGAGGAACGTCGCAAGAAGTGGGGTCAGGGTAGTGCCATCTTCACCAGTAAGTGCGATGGGCAGTTTCCCCTCGAGGGTACATCGGGAACGATTCCTTATGCGTGGGCGATTGCTTGTCGGAGTCTGGAGCTTCCGGAAGACCCAGGTGACGTTGCTGAGGGCGGCATCGACGTCGGTGCTGGTGGAGATCGGACCGTTCTACGAGAGCGACGGGGTCTTCGAGCTGGACGGGAAGAGGTGTTCGTTGACGCTGATCCCATGCGATCCGTCGGACGACTGGTGGAAAAGATCAATGAGTGGGGACTGACCCGTGTCAAGGTGGACGTTATCGGGATTGGGTGGGCACTCGCGGGACGATTGGCTGAGCTTTCGTCTGTGCATAACGTTGTGGGAAGTCAACGCGGGGAGACCACCCACTTTGCTGAGGTGGTCAAGGTCAACTTCGGTGCGAAGCCCACGGAGGGTAAGGAGAAGCGCTACCTCAACAAGCGTGCCGAGATCTACTGGGAGGTCGGGCGAGAGTTCTCCCGGCTGAGGCGTTGGGACCTGGGAGAGGTTGACGACGACGTCATCGCCGAACTCACGGTCTCGACGTACGAGATCATGGACTCGTTCGGTAAGATCAAGATTGAACCGAAGGATGACATCATTAAGCGTCTCGGTGAGTCTCCCGACCGCGCGGAGGCGCTGCTGCTCGCGTTCTACGATGGCTACGCAGTGGTCACGACTCCGATGGCCGCAATGAACGTGGACATCCTGCAGAACGTGTCCCCACTGGGTGCGTCGAACGGTGGGTCAACGGGAGCTGGTGTGCGACTTGATGGCGCGACATTGGGACGTGTGCAGGAGGGCATGATGCCGAACGTTGATCTCTACGGTGGGGGACCCATGCAGGGTGGTCGGTGGTAGTGCCTCCCGCACGAACTCGCCCACTAGGTGAGACACGGCTCGAGGCAGCCCGGCGACAGAAAACGTACGAGCACCTACGTGCACGCATCGAGGCAATGTTGTTGCATGATCAACTAACACACGCTGAGGTCGCAGAGCGCCTCGGATACTCACCTAGCCGTGAGCGATGGATCTGCCAGGTGCTTGAGATCAAGGCACAGTGGCGTCGCAATCGATGGTCACTGGCCCAGGCTGTTGATCGCAGAATCGAGTACTTCACGTCACTTAGGGAAGCGATACTTCACGATCAGATGCTTGTGCGATCGATTCATCGATACATCGCTACGTGTGATCGTGTTTAATAGATCTTGGTATGATGAGACTATGAGCATCTCTGAGGTCACCGCATGGATCATCACCTTTCTCATTTCAATCATCATTGTTGCGGTTGTCGTGATCTTCTACATCGTCTACTTCTCCATCACGTGGCCGTGGTACCTGTATCGCGCCGCACGACGAGTTGCACATCCACGATAATCCTGATATGATTACTGCATGACGAACGGTACAGACAAGACGGACAGAATGGGTCTCACGGCAAAAGATCGCATGAAGGCACGCATTGAAACAACGGGGCGATATGGTTTTGGGGATTAGGCAGCAGGACATGCTCGGTGCATCGCTGGTATACACGCAGATCATGTTCTTTGCTAAGAATCAAAAATGGGATCACGTTGTGTACTTCCTGCGACAGGAAGGTATCATTAAGTGAATAAGCTGCTCGAGAACATCATCAAGGACCGCTTTCAGCTCACCACGGTGAAGATCGAGCGCATGTGCTCGAGCGCGCACTACGAGGAGATCCTCGACCTCGCGTACGAGCAGCGATGGTAGGTGCTTGAGGCCTTCCTCAAGGACATTCAGATCATCACCAACCGCGTGGACATGCGACACACCAAGGACATGAAGTAGCAGTAAGACGAAGCGATGGAGGACGTAATGGACATCACGTACGTGGGTAAGAGCGAGGGCGACTACTTCGATCTCTACCACTACCTCAGCGACGGTGGACGCCCAGTGATGGAGATCCTCGTCTCGCCGGACGACAAGATCTGGGTGGCGGGCTGTGGTGGCTTCGGACAGGGAGTGCCGCAGGAGACGAAGGGCACGATTCACCGTCACACGGACGAACAGCTCGAGGCCGTTGGCATCGATACTGCGTACGTCTGCCTGGGTAGTGTCGCGGCGTACGTCGTGCCGCGCATCGCTACCCTCATGGCGCGGGTGTACTGCCCGGACACGCAGGTGAAGTCGTGATCGTTCGACAGCGCGCGTACACGCGCTGCCGCGGTGGTGAGGCAGAGTTCGTGGGCGAGTCACGCACGTGGACGGCGGATGACTACGACCTCATCGAGGAGTTGATCGAGAAGGAGATCCCGTTCTCGTTCATCCGGCTGTTCTTCACACCCTCGCCCAGTGAGGCAGCCATGCGATCTGCCGCGTACCGCGCTGGCTTCAAGAGTCGCCTGACGCCGGGACGTCCCACTAAGGCGATGTACTCTAGGTGGATGACGGTACTCGATGAGTGGAAGGAAGCACAGAGATGAAGCTGGTGTTCATCCACGAGAACGAGGCGTGGTTCTGGATCTTCAACGATGAGAGTGATGTCTGGGAGTGTTGGCATGAGATGGACGATGAATCCGCGATTCGCATCGAGGACCTGGACCGTAGCGATGTTCATTATGTCGTTGAGATCATACGTGACATGGCCACGGCTGAAACGAACGAAGATAACGTCCACATCTACGTGTGATTGGAGCGATGAGTGATGAGTGACATCAGCGAGGCCGAGAAGACTATCCTCATGACGTGCACCGAGTGCAACGGCGACGGGCAGGTCGACTGCGCAGAGTGTGAGGGTAACTGCGAGGTCGACTGCGATGGCTGCGACGGCACCGAAAGCGATGACGACGGGGAAGACTGCGACGCGTGTGATGGTGAGTGCGTTGATACCTGTGACGCCTGCGGTGGAACCGGCAGTGAGGAATGTGAGCACTGCAATGGTGAGGGCGAGATGGAGGCGCGAACGTGACTAGTCTCACGCGGTTCATCAGTGTCGTTGACGTTAACCATGAGGAGTTTCTCCTCAACGTCACACGCATCGTCATGATATGTATCATTCCACAGGAGAAGCATGGCAACAACCACGTGTACCGCGTCGTAGCACAGACCATCGACGCTGATGCAAAGATGGACATTCGCATCATGGAGAGCGAGTACAACCGCCTGCGCGCGCAGCTTACATCGCTGTAAAGAGGTCACATTAATGGGATCCTGGGTATTGCACTACACCCAGGATCCTGTTACTATTAACTTATGAAGTTGATTTGCTCACATTGTGACGGTACTGGCGAAATCTCATATAATGATAACGAATGGGACAATCAAACCTGCGTAACTTGTGATGGACAGGGTGAAGTTGACGACGACGATTGATAGCATTGTCACCGCGCTCGCGTAGACATTTGGCATCGACACTAACGACAACGACGAGTAGACAGGAGACATACGATGATCGTCGGTACTCACTTTGGTCTGTTCATGCCGGCACTTCGCCCAGACTGGGAAATGCGACTGGCGAATGGTGAGGCTGAGCTGCAGGTCCGCTCACGCCGATCGGTGGATCTCGCGAATCTGCGAGAGTTCATGCAACGCTTCGATCTCACGCTGCAGGAGACGATTCAACTCAAGAACACCGACTATCAGTTCCGCGCATACTGCACACGTGACGCGTGGGCGCAGGCACTCGCGGAGATCGGTGTGGAGATCGACTACACGAAGTTCAAGGATACGCCAGCGAAGAAGCACGGTGACCACAGGCTCACCGTGGCCTATGGTGCGATCTGGACGGCAACGCTGCGATCGTTTCCCACTGGGTCGGTCTACACGTCACGCAGCCGCGGTGGACGACGCATCCAGGCGTCGCTCTTCGATGAGCCGGCGAGTCGGAACGTGGAGACGGTGTATCGCACCGAGAACCGTGAGTGGCGTATGAAGGGTGCGTCACCGGCCGACATGGCGGCGCTCATGCGAGAGATCGACGCGGCCACGGAGGGTGTTACGCTCCCCACCGACGCGGAGCTGAATGAGATCGCTGCGGATGGCATGGAGGTCACCGAGAGTGACCGCGAGTACTGGGCGAGTGAGCGTCTCAACGACCACAGTAAGTGCACGCACGGTAAGAGTAAGTCAGCACGCCAGCGCTGTTGTTGGAAGCGGCTCGAGGGTCGCTGACCTGATAGAATCAACTGGTCGCCGCTCCGGAACGCATGGAGAAGCGCTCTCGTGAAGGGGAGCGGCGACGTTAGGCCCCCTAGCTTAAGAGTAAAGCGCTGAACCTGATATGTTCAGAGTCGCTGGGTGCGAGGCCCGGCGGGGGCTCGAAGGCAATGGTCTGACGTGAGTGGCTGCGTCAGTTAAGATGGATGTGCTGCCCAATCCACGCCGTTAGCCCAAAGCGGTGTAGAGAAGCTCGGTCGTTCTCGCCGGCCTCATAAGCCGGAAATCGGTGGTTCGAATCCGCCCGCCGCTACGTGATGATTCGCGGTTCGCAGATGCACGCGCCGAGGCCGTTCACTCCGCGTAACTGCGTCATTGGGTCGCTATCACTTTGGCGACTTCCCTAGATGCGCACTGTCATAGGTGCGGTTGTGACGTACCTCCCACGTTAGGAGTGGTAGGTGCGTCATTTCCATGACCTGTTACACTAGCGACATGCGTGAGTACGCGACCGCGATCATCGCCATCATCATTCCCACCCTAGGTGCCATCGCAGCGTGCATCACGGCGTTCGCCGCCTATCGAAACTCGAGGCGAAACGGTGAGACACTCGTGCAGCAGCAGGGTGCCATTCAGGAGATCCACATCCTCACGAACAATCGCCTCAGCATGTTGCTCGAGCGTGTGGAGCAGTTGACACAGACACTCGAGAGTGCGGATGTCACGGTGCCACCTGAGCCAAACGCCGGAGACACGATGCGAGCAGTGTGATTTGTTGTTGCACGACGTCGTTAGTCTTGTTATAGTTATCTCATAAGGAAAAAGCAACAAGATGGAGGACGAAATGATTTTCATCGACGTGATCGCGCTTCACCTCATCTCCATTGACCTCGCGGACTTCATCTCGCCTCACCTCTGCTACGCAGACTGCTTCCCTCTCGACTGCGACTGCCTCAACTCTTCTCTCTACTCCGCGCAGATCCACTCACGCTGAGGTCGTTGGATCGGATCTTGAGTGAATAGGTTGCCGTTCACTCAAGATCCTGTTACAATTATCTCAACGGCAAGGAAACACGACAGATGACGAAGGGACTGAGGACGATGGCTAGCTTCGCCCAGTTGAACGCGCAGGTGGCGGCACTCACAGAGGGCAAGTACGCGGTGATCGGTAAGGACGGAGAGACGCCGTACTTCTTCGAGATCGCAAACGTCAAGGGTGCACACCGCATCTTCCGACTGATCGGCTCACCCGGCGACTACAAGCGCCACACGTTGAACGTGGCCTGGCAGACACACGCGCTGAACCTGCTGACCGCGCTGCCCACTGCGTCGATGGTACTTTATGGGCAGCTCGCAAAGTTCTGCGGCGCCTGTGATTCCGCACTCACCCACGCTCGCAGCCTTGCCTGTGGCATGGGCCCGAAGTGCGCACCGAAGTGGGGAGTGAAGTGGTAGTGACGTGGTACACGTTGATGATCAGCTCCATCACCTTCGCGGCGGCGCTGCTCGTCGGATGGATGATTGGGAGACAGAAATGATGAAGCGACTCGTGGTGACACTCGCGGCCACCACGCTCGTCCTGGGTGGCTGCACACCGGAGGATGGTGGTAGTCAGCACAAGAATGAGCAGCACACTGACCCGATCGTGGAGCTGTACACGAACGTTCCCGATCGCTGCGCGCCATACACGGTGAGCATTCGCATCGACGGTGGGAGTGGTCTCAACCCACGACGCACGTGGACGATCGCGCAGGGTCCATGGACGGATAAGTTCTCGTACAAGTCCGGTAAGCACCTGGACGTGACGCTCGCGATCCTCGACGCGCGGCAAGGTTGTGCACTCACCTCAGTGGAGATCAATGAGCAGATGTTCGGTTGCAGAATCGAAGACGGCGATCATAAGATTTTTCGTTCGATTAGATTCGTTGGTTCGGTCGTCTGTAGTCAGACGACGAGGCGATAGGAGACGATGATGACGAAGGACGAGATCCGCGAGTTCATCACTGAGCGATTTGAACGACACGGTGTCAACGACCGTGAGGTCATCAACGAGATCGTCGAGAAGTGGGAAGAGGACGTGCATGAGAACCGCGACGAGGCGTTCAACAATGGCATCGAGTGTGAGCGTATGAACGAGATGTACCCGCGATGACGCGTGAGCAGATCCTCAAGACCGTGCGTGACATGCTTGAGGATGATGACTCGGCGATTGGCTGGAACCACGTCATCGAGTACCTCGATGGCGCGATCTGTGAGCTCGTCACCGAGACGGTACACATAGCGACTAACATGACGATCGAGCGATTGCAACAAAAACTCAACGACGAGCTGTTGTAGGAGAGAGTCTAGACAAAACCGACAAACCGCCATACTGCTCACGCAGTGTGGCGGTTTTTCGTGTGTCCTCTCTCCGTGTGTTGTACGGTTACCGCAGTACCACTCGCGAAACAACATGAAACAGCATGAAACAATGTTCAACAACATGGAATAACGCGAAATTTTTTGCCACATGCACCGATAGGAGGAATTGGGTGGGTGTGACTCCGCACTGGATGATGGTGGCTCTGACGATGCTTGCCACCTATCGAGTCACGCGCTTCATCACCCGTGACCAGCTACCGATCATTGCGCGTCCGCGTAGGTGGATCGACAAGCACTGGAACCCACTGCCCGATCAGGCGACGTGGGAATCATATCTCGAGTCACCACCCGAGGCACAGCGGATCTTCCGCGAGAATCTCGCCAAGGTGACCGGAGTGCGCACGCGCCCCACTGGGTGGAGACGCTCGATTGCGTACTTCATCGGCTGCTCGTGGTGTACGTCAATCTGGGTCGCCGCCGGAGTCGTCATCTTCGATCACTACTTCCTCGGGCTCACGTGGGAGTGGACCACTCTTCTCTGGTTGGCGTCGTCCGCCATCACCGGTATGATCGCTCAGCGGGAACCCGAGTAGGAGCACGTGAATGTCTGACTACCGTCGTAGTGCGAGTCCCTACGGTCTCACTGCACAGGTCTCGAACGGTGATAACTCCGTCATGGGTGCACTCGTCTCATCGGCGAGGTTGTTTACGGGTATCGGTGATCCGCTCGTCATCAAGCGGGAATGGCAACGTGAGGCTTGGGACTTCTACCATGCCATGGGGGAGTTCTGGTACGGCGTTACCTGGAAGGCCAATGCGATGTCCAGGGTGCGTCTGGTGGCTGCGAAGCTAGCACCCGGTGGTGACGAGCCCGAGATCCTGCGTGATGATCAGACCGGTGATCCAGGCGAAGATGATGAGACGAGTCAGCCAGCGTCGAGACTGACCGATCAGGACCGCGAGGTGGTGCGCATCGTCGAGCGGTTTGGCGGTGGCATTGGTAAGCAGTCAGCCATTCTCAAGTCTATCACGACGCAGCTCTCCGTTCCGGGTGAGGGATTCATCGTTGGTGAGCAGGATGTCGTTGACGAGACGGGTCAACTCACCGATCCAAAGTGGTGCGTGTACTCCATGGACGAGATTCGTCGGAAGGAGGTTGGCACAAAGTCGAAGACATCAACGAGAATCCTCTCTCGTATCGGTCCAGGTGTGGCTCGAGCGGAGTCACGCTATGAGGTTCAGGTCGAGGAGAACGCGTGGCGACCACTCAGTGGGGAGAGTGTTGTCTGTCGCGTCTGGTCGCCCGACGAGCAGTTTCACTGGCGTGCTAGCTCAGCCGCACTCGCCGCACTGCCGATCCTCCGTGAGATCGACCTCTACAACCGTCGCATCATCGCGGATCTGATCTCTCGCCTCGCGGGCAATGGTCTTCTCGTCATTCCACAAGAGGCCACCTTCGCGGTGAATAAGCAGTTCAAGGATGCTCCCGATCCATTCGTCGCAGAGTTTATCGACACGGCGAGCAAGGCCATCAAGAACCCGGGCTCAGCGAGTGCGGCACTGCCGATCCCGATCCGCGTCCCCGCGGAGCTCGTCGATAAGTTCGTTCACCTGACGTTTGCGGCTGCGTGGGATGCAGGTATCCTTGACGCGCGTGACCGCGCGTTGCGTCGACTCGCTGTCACGATGGAGCAACCGGAGGAAGTCCTCACCGGTGTCCAGAACGTCAACCACTGGACAGCGTGGCAGATCGACGAGGCAGGCATCAAGATTCATATCGCGCCGATGGCAGAGATCATCGTTGACGCACTGACGACGTCATATCTCATGCCGATGATGCAGGCAACTGAGATCCCTCTCACGGCGGAAGATGGATCACGTTATGTGATCTGGTACGACGTGAGTGAGTTGACCGCGAAGCCAGATCTCGGCGACGCCGCCGACAAGGCTCACGAGAACGGCTCCATCTCCGACGAGGCATATCGACGTGAGAAGGGCTTTACAGAGTCTGACGCACCTCAGGACGAGCAACTCAAGAAGCAGATCATGCGTTTCCTCGCGTTCCAGGGTAACACACAGGCGATCGGTCAGCTGTTCCCCGAGATCGCCGATATGATGAAGCCACCGACGCCAGGATATGACGACCAGGGTCGTCCGCTACCACCGCCAGACACGACTGTGACAGAGACAACCGAGGAGAGCATCCAGGCACCATCTGGTGCGTCTCAGCGGGCTGAACCGATCACCACGAGGAAGCCAGTCACCACTGGAGCGTCGGCATGAAGCTTCGTGGTATGACCGCACAGGACATCGACACCGAGGTCGCAGCGTTCTCTGCCTTGATGCAGAAGGGAATGCGTCAGGCGTGTAGCGCGGCCGCGAGTGCGATTCAACCGAATCACGTCGTGGCTGCATCGAACGCATCCTCATCCGGTGCGATCACATACGCCATTGATGGTCTCAGTGTGATGACCACCCGGTGGGGATCATTCGTCACTGGTAGCCTCATGCCTCTACTCGAGGCCGTGGCGAAGAGGGCGGCGTCGACGGTCAGCACCCCACTGGGCAACGTTCCCGCGATCAAGACCGAGCAGTTCATCGCTGACATGACGAACATGGTCAGTGGCTTCTCCGCGGACATGTGGGACGCTGCAAAGGCGAGTCTCATCGCTGGCGCGCAAGACGGTGAGTCGATCGCGCAACTTGCCACACGCATCGAGAACGTGGCGAACGTCAAGGCGAAGAAGGCGCACGTCATCGCTCAGACGTCCGTCATCGCTGCGATCAACGGTGGTGAGTGGCAGCAGATGATGGAGGCCGCGTCGGCATTCGACATCAAGGGTCTCAAGGAGTGGGAGGCCACCGAGGACTCGCACACTCGACCGACGCACCACGCCGCGGACGGTCAGCGTGTTCCCATCGATTCTCACTTCGTCGTGGGTGGTAGCTTTCTCATGTTCCCGGGTGACCCGAGTGGTGATTCGAGTGAGATCATTTCATGTCGGTGCACGACTCTGTACGATCTTGATGTCGACGCGCCAATCACGGCCTCTCAGACCTCCCCAGAGACACTTTCTACGTCTCATACGGTAGACGCCAACGGCCAGTTTTTGCCGCTCGAGGACGGCGTAGTCACCGCTGCCGTCAACGCCGAGTTCAACGCACAGCACCCACGTGGCAATGACGGCAAGTTCATCAAGAAGGGTGCGGGTCTTCCGGGCCACGTCTTTGACACACTCATCAAGGTCAAGGCGAAGCAGTATGACTGGTCTGACCTCTCTGGAGGAACGAAGACACACTTCATCGAGGACGTGTCGAACATCACGCCATCCCAGTGGGGCAACCTCAAGGATGAGGACAAGGAACACGTTAAGCAGCTTCTCAGTGATGCACTTGACGACGGTGAGTTTGGTTCCGCGAAGGCGTCACTGCACGTCGAGGCTCTCGATGACGGTGACGCTGGGACGAATGACGCGCCTAACGTCTTTGACTCGAACACCGCACTTCCGACGCCAACGCTAACGCCAACGCCAACGCCAACGATCACCACTGGGTCATCGACGCCGATCAAGATCACGCACGGTCTCATTCACGCGAAGCATGCACCTAACACGATTATCGGTGAAACAACGACAGAGTCGGGTGCGAAGGTCACCGTCACCTGGACCGCAAGTAACTACTATCTCGTGAACGAGATCGGTAAGTCACCAACCTCGAAAAAGAAGTCACAGCTGTACGCGTACCTGGCGAGTCAATATCCCGGTGCAAAGTGGGTTAAGAAGGGAAAGCAAGAGACAGAGGTCTCACACGCGGTACCACTCGATGCGGCACCACCTCCGAATCCGATTCCGCATCCTGTTACATCACATGCGATTAACTCTAACCTCATTAACAGTTTTGATAAGCACGCAGGTAACGGTGCTAAGCTTTATGTTGATACAACATCAGGTAAGGCTGTCTATCAGACGAATGATGGCGCGTGGCTTAAAGAGTGGCAGTCACCCACTGGTGTAATGATGTTTCAACAAGTGGCACCAGGTTCACTAAATACTAAGTTAAAGCAAGGAAAGCTTTCACTTATAAAGGAACATGGGACTACTTCTCCTCATCCCGTTATATCAGAGCCGGGTGTTGACTTCACGTGGCCGGATTCCTCATCTTCAATTAATGATGAACTTGATGATGCGTTTGGTCCGTTAAACACCGGCCTCGCACCAACACCCGATGTCTCCACACACACCCAGTCTGCCGTTGACGCAATGTTGAATGGCGACAGGGACACGGCGCAGTCACATATTAATGACATTGCTGTACTTCAGTCACCATCGACTCCAGGCGTTGCGAAGCAGATAGACCTCACTGGGTGGAAGAAGATCGGTGGCCAAGGCGGCTCGAACCTGGGTGGTCTCTACGAATCACCCAGTGGTGAGAAGTTCTACGTCAAGTCACTGAAGTCCAAGGCTCACGCGGACAACGAGGTTCTCGCGGCCGCACTGTACAATGCCGCGGACGTAAACGTGCCGAACGTTCAGCACGGGATGAATCATCCGGATGGCTGGAAGAACGTCATCATCTCGCCCATCGTGCCGAACGCGAAGAGTGCGAAGAGTAAACTTACGACGAGTGGTTCATTTGCTAGTGACGTACACTCCGGTTACGCTGTCGATGCATGGCTCGCGAACTATGACGTTGTAGGACTCACGCATGACAACATCGTCGATGTAAACGGGAAGCCATGGCGCATCGACGTTGGTGGCTCGCTGCTCTATCGCGCGCAGGGTACGAAGAAGACCGACTGGAATGATGATCCAACTGCGGCATTGAATGGTCTTAAGAGTAAGTCTACAAACTCTCAGGCTGCATCAGTCTTCGGTGGCATGAGCACTGCAGAGGAAAAGGAATCTGCGAAGAAGCTCCTCGGCATCACTGATGATAAGATCGATCAACTCGTCAAGGATGCAGGTCTTCCGTCATCGATGGCAGACACGCTGAAGGCACGTAAGAAGGCCATCCTCGATAAGTATGGGCTCGATTCGGCGCCCAGTGGCGTACCGACGACCGTGAGTACACCGAACACGTCGACGTCATCTGGCATCACACCATCTACGGCGTTTGGTGACATCACGGGTCTCTCTACAGAGAAGATGCAAGAGCTTGATAAGTTGTGGTATCAGTACACAAAGGGACTGATGACTACCGATGAGCTTCTTCAGCAGGTGGATCTCGTTAAGAATGGTCCTGACGCGTCGACGCTAGTTACGCCTTCGTCGGTATCGACGTTAACCGTGACGGCGGCTGACATCTCCACGTTTACGAAGCATAATTTCTACAGTTACTTTAAGAAAGAGAATGTCTCGCCTGCGTGGTCCGGTGCGAAGATCTACAAGAGTATGCACGTCGCAAAGCAGAAGATGAGCGGTGCTCCGCAGATCGCAGCGCTGAGTGATGTGGAAATGCTCAAGATTCTTGATGATCTTCATAATAGTCTTAAGGGCACGACTGGATCACCTTACGGTGACAAGGTTAAGGCGTGGCTGAAGACTCCGAACGGACAGAAAGCGTTCAAGGAACTCAACCCAGCGATTTCTACCACGACACCGAGCATCGCTAAGAAGGTCGCGGCGAAGAAACTCGTGTCTGCTCCACACACCATTACACAGACACCAAGTGACGTGCTTGGCGAGTCTGATGTAAGCATCATCGATGTAACGAAGAAGGCACAACTCTACGCGGCGTTTAAGGGCGCAGGTGCGGGTGCGTATCTAAAGAGTTCACCAAGTGACATCTTCTACACAGCGACGCAGACTGCGAAGGCAAACCCAGGAGTTTCTCCACTTCAGATTCTAAAGATCGCGGATGAAGAAGGCGCTAAGAAGTTCGGTGTCGCCAACACGAATCTCTTTGAGAATAAGATCGCCGATTGGGCGGCGTCACCGATCGGTAAGAAGAAGATCGTTGAGACCTACAACGATGCACTCTTGTCGGGAATGGGTGTCGCTACTAAGAAGGCAGCAAAGAAGGCAGCAAAGAAGACTACGTCCACTGGACAGAAGTTCACTCACGACTTGCCGCTGTCGCAGAAGGTTAAGCCGGCTATGGGTGTAGACACCATTCCAAAGTGGAACCCAAATGATGGAAAGACATATCCCGTTATTTCCACACATGGTGCCGCAAGCCTGTGGACTGAGATGCAAACGCAACACGGTGCAATGCTGCCGGCACAGAAGACATCACTTAAGTATTACACGTCCAACGTTGGTTTCACAAACATGAATAACTACCTGCGTGGCTATAAGGGTGCCACGCAGGCCACGCATAATCATGTGAACAACGCGCAGGCTGGTATGCGTCCTACGACGAAGCCTATTGTTCTTCACCGTGGTAATGGGTGGTTCACAGGATGGACAAACTTTGCCGAGATCAAGGCAAAAGAGGGTACCGAGTTCAAGCAGGAAGCGTTCTTCTCTGCGAGTGTTGGCGGTAAGGCAGCGTTTGGATCCAAGCCAATTCGAATGACCATCGAATGTCCCGAGGGTACTCCCATGGCGTACGTCAAGTCGTTCAGCAACTACGGCGGTGAGAACGAGATGTTACTCGCCGCGGATCTCTCGTACCAGATCATCTCGGTCGCACAGAACGATTGGCAAGTTGACGTTCACATGCGAGTCATCGCGAAGGACAGTGGTGGTGGTGTATCATGACGTTTCCCTGGTCTGATGGCTCAGATATCGCGATGGTTCCAACTAACTGGGAGGGTACGTATGCAGAGTACGAGGCATCTCAGTGGGTGGATGAGGTGGATGAGGTGGGTGACGGTGAGTCACTCAGTGATGAGGATGTAGATCGCCTGCTTCGTGGTGACCTGACACCACTGGGACTGACCGCCGCGGCTGAACCTCACACTGGTGCGATGATCGCTCTTCTGCCAGTAGAGGAAGACATGGAGCGTCTCGCGGTTTCGGGTGGTGAGGAGGATGAGGAACTTCATCTCACACTGTGCTACCTCGGTGACGCGGCAAAGATCCCACCAATGACACGTAATCGCATCGTTGATAGCATCTCGCACTACGTTCAAAACACGCCGATCGTGGACGCTGATCTTTTTGGCATCGCGACATTTAATGAGAAAGACGGTAAGAAGGACACATGTGTCGTAGGTCTCGTATCTGGCGAGGAACTCGCGGCCGCCAAGAAACGTATCTGCTCTGAGCTTGAAGAGATCATGTATGACTCACCACTTGGTGTGCCAGAGCAACACACGCCGTGGATCCCGCATATCACGCTCGCTTATACCAATGATGGCGCATTGACACAGACACTTACAGATCGTGAAGGCCCAGTTCGCTTCGATCACGTGCGTGTTGCCTTCGGTTCAGAGGTGACTGACATTCCGTTGTATGATGGCACTGCGAGTTCTAGCCCAGTGGGTGATGAGACTGTGGAAGAGTACACTGAGGGTGTCACGGCCACCGCGGTGGAGGGAGTTGAGCCTGTAGTGGAGATCGCTGTGACTGCTGACGCCGATGGCGTTGACATCGATACCGAGCTCGGTGAGTACGACGGTGGCTGGGAGGGTCCTCTCATGGTGGAGGACACAGACACCGGTGATCAGCGAATGTTCACGGGTGGCTCCATCACCTGGGAGGATCCATCTGAGATCATTCATCCCTTCCAGTGGGCGGCCGCGAATCTCGGCGCACACCAGGGTTCCGTCACCGCTGGCCGCATCGACCAGATCTGGCGCTCGCCCGAGAACCCGCGAGTTATCATGGGCAAGGGTCGATTCAACCTCGGCGATCCGGATGGACTCCGTGCGTTTCGCCAGGTTCGCGATGGCTTCGCGGGCGGCGTGTCGATCGACCCAGATCAGGTGACGGACGCGGATGTCGAGCTCGAGTTCGCCATCGACGCAGACGCGAGTGATCCGTTCACCAAGCCAACGAAGACGATCTTCCACGCGGGTAGACTGCGCGGAGCGACTCTCGTTGCGTTCCCGGCACTCGTCGAGGCGTCCATTCGCCTGACGAAGAAGGGTGAGACTCCGGCCGTCGTCGCATCGGTGACGGATGAACCGTGGAAGGCACTTGAGCATGAGTTGCGACTCGGTGACGGTGATCTCGATGGCCTCGTCGCATCGGTGGCGTTCGCATACGTGAGGGAATGTGACGACGTCGTCACGAGGCAGCAGTGTCGCTTCCTACATCATGAGATCGATGATGATGGACAGCCAAGCAAGGCGTCGCTGGTGGCGTGTGCGATGCACATCGAGGCCATTAACGCGGGTCGTGCGTTCGGACTCTCGACGACGGAGTTGCAAGATGCTTATCACCACATGGCTCAGCACTTCGTCGACGCGCAGCGGACGGCGCCGGCATTCACACTGCAGAACACTGACGCGGTCGTCGCATCGATTCCGCAGGTCGCACCACTGGAGTGGTTTGGTGACCCGAAGCTGAGTGGTCCGACGCCGATCACCGTCACCGACGATGGTCGAGTCTTCGGTCACGCGGCGGCGTGGAACTCATGTCACACCGGGTTTGCCGACACCTGTGTCTCACCACCAATGGAGAACGACTACGGATACTTTACCACCGGTGAGGTTCTTACTGCAGAGGGTCATCGTGTTGCGGTCGGTCAGATCACGCTTGGCACGTCACACGCGGCGACTCGTGGATTGTCTATCGCGAAGGCGATCGATCACTACGGTGACACTGGTACAGCGGTTGCCGATGTCACAGCGGGTACGGACGATCATGGAATCTGGATTGCTGGTGCCATACGTCCTGGTGCTACTGCCGAACATCTTCACGCCCTTCGTGCGAGTGCTCTTAGTGGCGACTGGCGTCGGATTGGCGGTACTCTCCGTATGGTGGCCCTTCTCGCGGTCAACGTCCCGGGATTCCCGATTCCGCGAGTGGGCACGGCACTTTCAGCCGGAAAGCAGGTCTCGCTAGTCGCCGCCGGTGTGATCGATCGCTCGACGTTCACGTTTGAGGACGAGATCACGCAGCTCGCGGGACAGTGTGGCATCCCCAGTATTCATCCACTGGGTAAGAAAAAGAAGATAATGTATGCATCACTCGATGAGGAGCTCGTCGCACTCACCGCAGAGATCAAGGAGTAAGACATGAGTTGTGGATGTGGTGGTCAATCGAACATGCAGGCGATGACCACAAATCAGGTGAATGAGATGTTGGCGGAGGCTCGTAAGTCCGCGGAGGAGCAACTCAATGAGTTGATCGCATCCGCTGCAAACGCCGCTGGTAACGCAAACTCAAACAAAACCGCGCAGCGATAGCTCACGCAGTTTGCTCGGTTTGCTCCGCTGCGCGGAGATCCGTACTATGGCAACTAGCATTGCACTACACTGAGAGGTCAACATGCCTGACGAGAACAAGGGAGTGTCCTTCCCGGAGGATGTGACCTCTCTGAGTGACGCCGATCTCGCCGGCCTTCGTGACCAGGCGGTCGCGGAGTTCCAGAAGCTCACCGGTGGTGAGGTTAACGAGACGACGATGGAGGTCCTTCGTCCTCTCGCCGCCGGCATCAAGACGGTGAAGAAGACCATCGAGTCTCGTGCCGCGGCGGCAGCGAAGCAGGCCGCCGAGCTCGCATCGATGAACGAGTTCGTTGGTGAGATTGTCGCTGAGACCGCCGCGAGCAAGGCCGCTGAGGCTGAAGCTGAGGTTGAGGTTGAGACTGCGGTTGTCACGGCTTCCGTTCCACGAGGTGGCGCTACGACGAAGCCTCGTGAGAAGGGCACACGTGGTCTCAATGTTCCACTGAGTGAGGTTGCGCTACACCAGAAGGAACCGGCAACCGGTAACGTTCTTGGTTCTCGGCGCGAGTCCGTTCTGGTCGCGTCTGCCGACATTCCGGATTTCGCGGTTGGATCACAGCTAGATGGTATGGATTCGCTTGTCGCAGCGATGCAGTCTCGTGCTCGCGCACTCCCGATCCTGTCGCGGGGCGACGAGACCACAAAGTACCCGATCGCGTCGCTGCAGCGAAACTATCGCCACACGCTCGATCTGAACGCGTCGCCGAGTGACATTCAGCAGGTGATGAAGGATGTCACTGACGTTGACTCGCTCGTTGCCGCTGGTGGTTGGTGTTCTCCAAGTGAGATCTCCTACGACTTCTACAACATCGTCGCGGTTGACGGTACACTTGATCTTCCAACGGTTGGTATCAATCGTGGTGGTATGCGCTGGCCGGTGTCACCGTCCTTCGGTGACCTCGTCGGTAACGCCGCGATGTGGTCGTGGTCCGAGACGCAGGACATCGCTGCCGTCACAGGTACCACGCAGTCCGGCACGAAGACTTGCGCTCGCGTTCCCTGCCCGTCGTTTAACGAGGCTCGCCTCGGCTGTGACGGTCTCTGTCTAACGGTGGGTAACCTCACCGAGGACGCGTACCCCGAGCTGATCGCGAACCACACTCGGCTACTCTTCGCTGCTCACGCGCACAAGATGAACGCGAAGCGCATCCTGCAGCTGTACACGAACTCGATCTGCGCAACCGGTACCTTCGGTTCCGCCGGTGCGGGTGTTGTGAACCCAGTGCTGGGTGCGATCGAGATCTCTGCGATCGACTATCGTGAGAAGTACGCGATGTCTGATGGCGCAGTTCTTGAGGTCGTTCTGCCGCGCTGGCTTCGTGCGATGATGCGGTCCGATCTGCGGAAGCGCACTCGTGAGAACCCGTCGATGTTGTCCATGACGGACGCCGCGCTGATGTCGCTCTTCGACAACATCGGTGTTCGTGTCCAGTGGGTTGGCGACTGGCAGACGCGGACCACCGGCCTGTTTGGGTTGAGCGGCGTGGGTGGAACGGCACTGAAGTTGTGGCCAACCACTGTGCAGTTCATGATGTATGCCCCGGGTACGTGGGTGTTGGGTCAGGGTCTTCGCCTTGACCTGGGTATCATTCGTGATTCCGTCATGAACGCGACGAACGACCACACCGCGGAATGGATGGAAGAGTGCTGGCTCATTGCCCAGATTGGGCACGAGTCGCGCTGTGGTACCATCAACATCTGCCCGGACGGCACCGTCGGCGCCGCAGACTTGACCGCTTGCGACGTCTGATCCGCGTGTCTTACTCAGTGGGTGGATTCACGAGTTAGCGAAGGAGGTTCGTCATGGCAGTCTCAAGTCGACCACTTCGTATGCTTGTGGATCCACCTCGTCGTCAGCCGATGCCGTTTGGCATCTTCACAGTGGTGGACAATCGCGAGAGTGATGTTGCCGCTGATCCTCATCTCCTACAGGGTGTGGAGTACCAGCCACTTTGTGGTGGATCTGGAACAACGTTTGACTACTGTGTGACTGGTGGTCCAGGACCAGCGTTTACGCCAACCGCATCACGACAAATGCGTGCGGCGACTCCGTTCACTGTGTACTCTGAGATCCAGTGTTCACCTATTGGTGACACCTGGGACCAGGCGTACGAGGATGTCGTAGACATCTTGCAGACGACTGAGCAGTACCAGGTTGAGCGCGCGTTGTGGACGGGACAGGTTGCCGGTCTCGATGACCAGATGTATCCACATCTTGCGGAGAACACCGCAGTAGTGACTCCCGTCGTTGTAGGTGGTCTGCAGGTCACATTGCAGACCGCGGCAACCGCTGTGACGGGTGCGCCAGTCAGTGCGTCGGTTGGCATTGGTCTTCTCGAGGGTGCACTCGGTGCGTGTTATGACGGTGTTGGCGTCATTCACGTGCCTGAGGCCGCGGTTCCAGCACTCGCTAACCTGAACATGATCTACCGTGACGGGAAGAATCTCAGGACGCACAACGGTAACATCGTGGTTGCCGGTGCGGGTTACACCGGATCTTCTCCCGCGGGTGTTCCACCGATGGCAGGAACGACATGGATGTACGCCACGGGACAGTTCTTCATGTACCGAGGTGCGATTAAGACATTCACACGCGAAAGCTCACTCAATCGCACAAACAACACACTCACCGCAGTCGCGCAGCGCACCTACGTGTTGGGCTGGGACTGCTGCCACTTCGCCGTCCAGATCAACGTAGGATAGGACACGATCGATGAGTGATCGTCAGATCTCGCCGATCAAGGCGAAGGTCATTCGCGCAGTTAAGCTCGATGTGTGTGGTAATCCGGTCACGGGTGCGTCGTCATCGATGTGGGTCGGCAAGGGTTTCACGCAGGTTCAGATCTCTCCCGATTACGAAGAGGGCCAGGAGTTCCTGCAGAAGCTGGCCGATGGTACCGCATGTGTGAATCAGAAGGATCCTGCGTTCCTCAAGCGGATGGGGATCGAGGGTCACTTCTGTACGTTGTCACCGGACCTCGTGCAGATGCAGACCGGCTACACCGAGATCTTCACCGGTTCCGGTACGGTCACCGGCACCGGTATGATGTTTGACACCCGTGTTCTCGATGCACGGTACTCGCTCGAGTTGTGGCAGCCAGTCGCGGGTGTTGGTGCATGTGACGCACTTGGTAACCAGTACTACGTGTACTGGGCGTTCCCCAACGTGACAAACGGCATGCTGCAGGACTTCACCTTCGAGAACGACATCTTCGACTGGGTCATCGGCAATGAGACTGATGGCGCGGGAACACTCTGGGGTGATGGCCCAGGTGCGAGTACGTGGCTTCCCGCAGGTGTCACCGTTCCTACTGGTACACATGCACTCTTCAACATCACAACGACCGCCCCACCGGCGATCACGGCTGGCGCTGTGACCCTCGCCTAAGGAAGGCTGATCGGAGAGGGTTCATGGGTGCCGTCGGTTACACCGGAGGCGACCCCAACAAGGTCGACATAAGCGGCGACACGATGACGGGTCCCCTGATCTTATCGGGGGACCCTGTCGCACCACTTGGTGCCGCGACGAAGCAGTTCGCCGAGGCACAGGGTGGTGGTGGCGGAGGAAGCGGAACGCCGAGCAACACCGTTGTCACAGAGACGTCGTACGCACAGGGATCATCTGCTGGTGCGGCGACGACGTACTCACGCGGTGATCACACTCACGGTACACAGGCACTCCCCACGCCTGCGGCGATTGGTGCAGATGTCTCGGGTGCGGCAGCGGGTGCTCTCTCAAGTGCGCTAGCCGCGGATGTCCCACTGGGTAGTGCGACTCCAAGCGCAGTCACGATCGCTGGTGCTGGTGCCGCTGGTGCCGGTACGTCATCGTCACGACAAGATCATGCGCATGCCGGTCCTGGATTTGGTGCTGTTACCACAGAGACGTCATTTGGACAGGCGTCTACCAACGGCGTAGCCTCCACCGTAGCACGTTCTGACCATACGCATGGAACACCAACGGCTCCAACGGTACCCTCCGCTAGCTCCTCCGTAGCCGCCGAGACGTCATATGGAGTCTCGTCTAATGCAGGAGCTGCAGCGACGTTTAGTCGTGGCGATCACACGCACGGCACACCGACACAGCCAGCCGAGACAGTGATGTTTGGGTTTACGGGCACCGCGGTTGTGACGACTGGTGTCCTGCGGTGGTACAACCGGACGGGTCGAACGATCACGCTTATCGGTGCGTGGGTGGCATCGAATACCGCTCCTACAGGTGCTGATATGCGTGCCGATGTGAACAAGAACGGTACGAGCATCTTCACCACGCAGGGTAATCGACCAACATGTTCAGCGACGACAAACGGCGGTGGCATCTCTGCGACGCCGGATGTGACGAGTCTCGCTGACGGTGATTACCTCACCGCAGACATCGATGTCGTTGGTTCGACGATCGCCGGTGCGAATGTGACGGTGGGTGTCGTCTACCGATGAGCGTGCACTTTGATGTCACCGCGGCGAATGCCTTCTTGTCGTTCACCGTGGGTGGTGCAGCGGCGGTTGGTACAGGTGCGCGTACGATCGCCGCACTCATACAACTTAAGAGTGGTAACAACAACGGTGGGTTCCTCGGCGCGTATCACACAGGATCAGTCATCGTTGAGCTGTTCGCGACGAACAACGGCGGTCCCAAGCTCTTTGGTCAGGGCGACTTCTCCAGTGGTTGGGGACCATCAGCGGATGGTTCGGCGGCGATGTCACTGGACACGTGGTATGTGACCGCACTGACGCATCCCGGAACTTCAGCACCGTGGCGCATGCACATCTGGCCATACGCCGCAGACGGCTCAGGCACAATGTTTCACGGTGTCAGCACGGGTGCGGGTAACCACACACAGACGAGCACGGTCGCGGATGAGCTACGTGTTGGTGGTGTCGACATCAAGGGCAACGGCGATGTCGCGGTGACCGCGTGGTGGGCACGTGAGTGTAGCGATGCTGATCTCGATGCGCTGAAGACAAATCTCCTCACTGCGTGGCTCGGTGTTCCTAACGGTGGTCCACTCGAGTGCCAACACTACCGCGACTGGGATGGCACGAGTGGTGCCGTCATTGCTACGGGAACATCGACGTTTAGCTCACAGACCGGCTCAACAACAGCGGGTGCTAACCCGCCTTCATTCGACTTCTCTATCAGCGCGGCCATGGGTCAGCAGCTTGGACTTACACAGGTATTTTAGAGGTGAGCAATGACGGTTAAGCCGCGCGGCTCGGTGACCACGCTCACCGCGGAATTCTTTCAGTATCCCGGTGGACCACTCGCTGACGTCACAGGTATCTCACTGAAGATCACATACATCCCGACGAACAGTGTTATCGTTAGCGGTGCGACGGTAAATCACGTTGGCATTGGCACGTACTCGTACGTGTGGACAATCGACGTCGCTGCATCACTAGGTGACTACCTCGTACAGTGGATCGCAAACGAGGGTGTCGCAGCTGAGACAATCACAATCGTTGAGGCAAGTGCCGGAATGGGTACGGGACCATGTGACACTCTGCCGGTACTCTGGGTCGGTAAGTGTCTCGAGAGTCTGTCCCCAGCGGTAACCGGCTCTGCACTTCAGGCAGCATCTGAGCTGGTCTGGAACCTCTCAGGGCAACGTTTTGGCCTCTGCACACAGGTACTACGTCCGTGTCGACGTGAGTGTCAGGGGATGCCTTGGCCGTACGCTGACAACGTCTGGCCATACACAACTCCGGGAATGACGTATCCACTTCCCGTGTGGTGGAACGGTCAGTGGCTCAATCTCACATGCGGATCTTGCTCGTCTGACTGCTCATGTGGCACGGTTGAGGAGGTCGTTCTCCCGGGTGGCGTGTACCAGATCCTGCAGATACTCGTCGATGGTGTGGAACTCTCACCGTCCGCATACCGTCTCGATGATAACCGGATCGTCGTCCGGATCGACGGTGGAACGTGGCCACTGTGCAACGATCTGAACAAGGAAGACACAGAGGTTGGTACGTGGTCCATCACTGCCCAGTGGGGAGAGCCACTCCCTGAGATTGGTAAACTGGCCGTAGGCCAGTTGGCCTGTGAATTCGGAAAGTATCTCAGTGGGCAGAGTTGTGCACTTCCACAGGCCGTTACGTCACTCTCACGACAGGGCATCTCAATGCAGTTTGGCGACATCGAGGAGGCTCTTCAAGAAGGTCACCTCGGTCTTCAGTGGGTTGACATGTTTCTTGCGACTTACAACCCCGGAGGACTACGAGCGCGGAGTCAGGTCTACGACGTTGACGGTCCGAATTTTCGTAGGGCAGGCTCGAAGTGAGTGGGACGTTCAGCACGGCGCTGCAGGCTATCTTGACTTCGGTGCGTACGTATCTGCTTGCGACTCCCACTGGGTGGCCAAACGACGCGAGAGAGTACGTCGTTCCCGGTCAACTCGCATGGGACGAATGCGAGTGTGGGTTGCTCGCCATCGAGTGGCAGAGCGCGCCGTACGTCGCGTCATTCCCGAATCCCTCGACGAAGATCGCGGACGGGTGCAAGCCACTACTCGCACTGCAGATCCAAGTCACGGTTCTGCGCTGTGCACCGAATCCTGGAGCAAACGGTGAGTCACCATCACCCACTGACATTGCCGCCGCAGCAGAGACGAACCTAGATGATCTCGAGGCGTTGCTGCGTGGAACGGCGCAGGTAGTGGCAACGCTCGAGGACACGAACGTCATCCAGCAGTACGGTCTCGCGGCTCCCACTCCCACTGGTCCGAACGGTGGTTGCGTTGGTGTGACCCAGCAGGTGTGGCTTGGGTTCTCGAATCGATGGGGACCGTGTTAATGGATAGTGATTGAGATGCCTGTTCGTCATCACTATAAGCCAGCGACGATGCACCAGATCTTGGCGAGTCCTAACGGTGGACTCGCCAAAGATATGTTCAAGCGTGCCGTCGCAGTGCAAAAACTTGCGAAGTTGAACCTTCAACGACCGCCTAAGCGTGTGAACACTGGCCAACTTCGCGCGTCCATCACGATCGTTCCACTTCTCTACAGAGGCTTTCCCGCGTTCAGGGTTGGGTCTCCTCTTAAGCATGCACGCTTCGTACATGATGGCACAGGCATCTTCGGACCGCATCACCAACTCATCAAACCCACTAGTGCAAAGGCATTGCGATGGCAGGGTAACATGGGTGAGTTTGTCTTTGCGAAGAGCGTGAAGGGTATGCCTCCGAACCCATTTCTCAAGGATGCACTCAAGGCTGCAAAGATTTGATCTTTTACACACTCTCACGGTAGCGGGCAGTTTAGAGTTATAGCATGGCAGAAATCGTAAAGATCATGGACTTTGCTGCTGATGAGGTGGCACCTGAGTTTTGGGTTGGTGAGGATCACTTCGTATGTGTTCCCGACATTCCCCTGGGTATCATGCAGAAGGTGTCAAACTTGCGTGATGTGCAGAAGGCGGTGATGGAACACGGTGATCTCGATGGTCTTCTCGAGATATTTGACGATCTCTTGACTCCAGCGTCTGCGGTTCTATTTCACGCATGCGTGAATGAGAAGAAGACGATTGGTGTTCGTCGACTCATGAAGATTCTTCCATGGGTCATGGAGGAGTTCGGAATGCGCCCTACACAGCCGTCGTTGCCCTCATCCACTGGGCAGAGCGACGGAGTAACTGGCACTTCTTCCGAGGATGGTGCCTCGCACAAGGCATTGATCCAGCACGAATCCACGCTCATGACGCCCTCGATCTGATTCACTTTTACGTCGTTCAACACGTCATTGGCGACGATAAAGAGAAGCAAAAGATCAATCGTCAACTTTCTGGGCCACGACTTACCGACGAACGTCGACGTCAACAAGTCAAGGCGCAGGCATCAGACGAACCACCAATGCCGTGGTGGTGGGATGAGGATGATGCGGCAGAATCAAGTATCGTCGCGGCTCGGCAGCTTGGACTTGCATAGGAGGTAAGCATGGCGAGTGAGCCAATTGATGAAGCCTATGTTGAGATCAAGCCTGATCTTAGTGACTTTGATCGTGATGTGAATCGTGAGCTTAATCACTCATTTGATAAGATCGAGGGAAAGCTTGACGATCTAACTGACACGATTGAGCGGCAGTTTGATCGGCTCATTGACGCACTTGACGTGAATTTCTCGAATCTTGAACACATTGCTAATGACACATTCGATGAAATTCGTGACTTTGCTCGTGGCACGGGTAACAGTATCGCACGTGATATCGAGATTGGTACAAAGGTTGCAAAGCACGAGATAGACGATCTCGCGGATAACGCACATCACGACTTTAATCGCATTGAACGTGATGCGCGTGGTTCGGGTTTTTCCATCGCGGGAATGTTCACTAGCATTGGTAAGAGCATTGGTAATCTGATCTCTGATGGTCTCGAGAGCGTATCGAGTATCGGAAGTAAGATTGGTTCGTCACTTGGATCCACTATCGGGCAAGTAGGTTCAAGTATCGGCACAGTGACGAGTGGTATTGGCGGAGCCGCGCAGATCGCTATGTACGGTGTGCTCGTGCCGCTCGCTCTTGGTCTCGCGGGTGCTCTTAGTCAGCTCGCTGGTGCTCTCGCTGCACTTCCTGCCGCCGCGGGTGTGGCAGTCGCTGCGATTCTACCGCTAGTTCTCGCCTTTCATGGATTCACTGATGCGATAGGCGCCGTACTCGCAGGTGATCCTGAGAAGCTAAACGAAGCACTTAAGAAACTTTCACCATCTGCGGCGAGTGTCGTTAAGGAGTTTCAGAAGTTCGTTAAGCCGTTTAGTGAGATTCAAAGACTTGCGCAAGAATCACTCTTTAAGCCTCTCGTTGGAACACTAACACAACTTGCGAACGTAGTACTTCCAGCGCTTCGCATTGGTGTGCCCATCGTCGCGGGTGCGTTTGGTAATCTCTTTACGCAGATCGCGAGTGTCTTCACAAACACAGGAACAACGAGCGCACTTAACACTCTCTTTGCGGCCACTGGTCGTATCATTGATAACCTAACACCCAGTATTGTATATCTTGTTGAAGTTATCAACAACCTATTCACTACTGGTCTTCCGTTTGTTGAACGATTCTTTGGTGTCATTGCGAAGGGCATTGACTCATTCGCTGAGTGGCTTGGAAAGGCTGAAGACGGCGGTAAGGTCACCGATTGGCTCGAGAAGGCGTGGCACGTTGGCACACTCGTGTGGGAGATCTTTAAAAGTCTCGCGCAGTATGTAGGAACGTTGCTTGGGTCTTTTGCCGATGAAGGTACCGATTCACTCGAGGGTATCAACGATGCTCTTAAGAAGATGAACGATTACCTAAAGACGTCAGAGGGTCAAGAGACACTGCATAACCTCGGTGTTATCGTCCACTGGGCAGGTAACGCGTTTGTCTTTTTCCTTGGTACACTTACCACCGCATGGAAGGGTCTTAACGCATTCTTCGATTTTGTTCGTGGGATTGGGCCGTTCTTCACAAGTATTGGTGCCTGGTTCGCAAACCTGTGGAATGGAATCGCTGGTTTCTTTAGCAACATTGGTTCATCGGTATCGGGGTGGTTCACGAATGCGTATAACGCTGTAGCAGGATTTATAAGCAACGTCGTTACAGCGATTTCAAACTTCCCGGGTCAAGTGAAGCAATTTATTAGCGATGCTATCAGTAACGCTGCGTATAACGTGGGTTACTTTATTGGTCTCATCATTTTGCACTTTCTCAATCTTCCTCACTACATTAGTGATGCGATGTCGTTTATCTGGCAGAAGATCGTTGACACATGGACGAACATTGGTAACTTCTTCACTAATACAATCCCCACGCTTGCATTCAATGTGGTTTCGTTGTTCTGGAACATGGTTTACCGTGTTCAGGACGCGATCTCGAGTCTGTGGCATAATAGTGTAAACTTCTTTAGAAACCTTGTGCATGATGTGATAAATGAGGCTGGTAAGCTACCTGGTCAGGTCTGGGATGCAATGCGAAACGTGGGTGCCATCGCGTTCAATATCGGACGTGATATCGTAATGGGTATCGTGAATGGTATGCGATCGCTTGGTGGATGGCTCAGGGACCAAGCCTCAAATCTTGCGCATGACGCGTGGCAAGGCGCGAAAGACGCACTTGGTATCGCGAGTCCTTCGAAGGAATTCGCAAAGCTCGGTAAGTGGAGTGTTCAGGGATTTGCCGAGGGATTTGACGCTTATGATCTTAATAGTGCGGTGGCAAAGTCAGTCAAGCTTCCGCTTGATTCGTTCACAAGATCGCAGCAGTCAACCTCAGTTCCTGGACCAACAAGTGTAAGCGTCGGTGGTGCGCAGATCGTTGCGTATCTACAGATTAACGATGAGCAACTTTATCCCGTGGTGGTCTCTGCACTTCAAGATCATCCGCAGGAAGTCGCACTTGCTGCTCAACATGGTGACACGCAGTTGGGACGACGGAGGTAAGAATGAGTCTTGGCTTCGAGACGAGTGCACTTAAGAATCCCAATAACTGCGTTGATCCATACGCACCATCGTTCTGGCTGGGTAAGCCAGGCGCACTCACACAGATTCACATGCCAAACGCAGGATGGCCACGTGTGTCGAGTGATAACTTCGCTGTGCGTAGTCTTCTTGATGGCCAGTCTGTTGATCGATCACCGTATCTCTGTCGCGCGTGGACGTTCTCGCATGAATGGTTGAAGCCAGACGTGATGACGGTGTTCATGGAATACGCCACTCGACAGCGTGGCATCGGACCGTTTATTCTCGTCGATCCGCAGATGAAGAATCTACTGACACCCAATCAGGCATCAGGCACAGACTCGTTGCACACGTCTGAGGGCTTCACCGTCGACGTCGTGACGAGCACCGTCACCTCGTCAACGAATGACAGCGTGCAGGGTGAGTGTTCACTGCAGTGGACACTTAGTCTTCCAGTCACCGGTGCGGCGAACACCATGCACGTTGTGCCTCCCACTGGACTGTATGGCTTTTGCCTCCCTCCCACCGCGCAGTCTGCGAAAAACGTCGCCTTCAGTGGGTACGTGAAGCTTGCGTCGACCACACTTGATAACTCGGCGCAGATCATCCCGCAGATGGTCTTCATGAACGGTGTGGGAGCTGTACAGAGCACACTCAGCGGAGTCACAATTACCGCCGTAACCGGTACTGCTGGAAGCGGTTGGCAGACGTTCTGCGTGACCGGTAGCGTACCTACTGGGCAGTCTGGTGTGTACCTTGAACCACGGTTTTTCGCGGTCACCGGTAGTATCTCTGCGCAAACAGCCTTCTTGTTCGACAAGTTGCAGCTTGAGATCATAGACGGTACGACGTGTACCACCTGGGAGTATGGCCAGGGACAACCACTCGTTGGTGTGCGATCTGACAGTGAGACAGTTCCACGGATACTTCGAACCAGTATGAACTTCATTGCGGTGGAGGTAACATGAGAGTCGTCTCTGCATCACTGCGTGCTGCCATCGACGCAGGTGAACGGATCATCGACTCAACATTCACCGTTGATTGGGATAATGACGGTGTTCAAGATATTGATGATCTGTCTCGCAAGGTTGACTCGTTAAGCGTTGATCAATCACTTGAGAGTAGCCTTCCACTACAAGTGCAGGTTGTTCCTGGTGTAGCCGTCGCAGAACTTACGGCAGACATCGCACGTGGTAACACCGTGCGATATGCGGTCTCATCACTCTTTCGTTCATACACTACGTCACAGGTATCAAGTGGGTCAACGCCCACGTGGAGTGTTGCGCGACCTACTACGACACGACCTGGCGATATCATTCTCATTGTGATATTTGTTTCGTCAGCGGGCTTTGGCTCAGTGGTGGCATCATGGCAAGTGCTTGCTAAGTCAAATGTGCCATTCATACCTATGTCTGTTCGGGGTGATGGTGGTACCGGTTCGACGCGGATCGAGGGTCTTCTACTTTATCGACGAGCAGGTAACACAGAGCCAGATAACTACGTCATAACACTGCCCATCGGATCATCCGTCGTATATGGGTCAGTGGCTGTTAACATTGGCGATCAGTATCTCATGGGTGTTACTGACTTCACGCAGAAGGGAGAAGATTACGTCACAAATCCTGCGACTATTCTTCTCCCACAGGTACACGTTGATGTTCCTAACTCTACCGTTATTTCTTTTTTTGGTGCTGCATCATACTCTGTTACGGGAGTAAGTTTCGCTCCTACAGATGCGAATGACGTTGAGCAGACTGAATTCGTTGTCACAGCGAGTGGAAAACCAAGTGTGCGTATCGCACTATTGACACACGCAAGCGCTGCCCGTGGCTTCTATCAAAAGGGTGTGTCAATCACTGGAACATCACCTACGCCAATCACTACCGTTGGGTTTAGCGTCGTTCTCGCACCTAAACTTGCGGGAGATGAGGCGCAACACGCTGCGTGGACATTCAGTGAGCTCAACCAAGATTCACCATATGCCGGTAAGACACGACTTAGGCGTCGCGCACAGTGGCTTCTTCGCTTTGTCACTAGCAGTGGTATGGAGACGGTTCCTATCTTCACAGGGCTGACGTCAACACCGTCTGGTTCAAGTAATCGTACCGCGATCATTAAGGCACTTGACAATCGTGAGACAATGATCAATACTGGTCAGGGTCTCAACATTGTCGCTGAGTACCCAGTAAGTCAGGATCTTTGGAGCGGACAATCACTTCCTACGATGCCTGGCCTTGAGTCAACGTGGATCATTTCACGTCTATTCTTTCTTGCGTTTTACCGAACTCGTGCGCAAGTGTCTGGCGTCTTTACATATGAATCGCAGTTTCCAACATTCACAGGACTTGGGTACTTTTCATCTCCATTGGCGAGTCAGTACGCATCTGTGTGGGCAACGATGCACGGCTCAGCACACGCGCTCGACATTGCTGCGAATCCTATTCAATATGCGTACACTGAATTCGCAAATCACACACTTCGTCGTCGTGTGGCGTTTGAGGTGGGACCATTCGTTGCCGCGACGAGAAATGAGCCAGTTGGCATAAGTACGTACATGAGCTGGCAAGTAGACACATGGGTGTCATGGAGTCCATCAACTCGTCAGATCGTCGGTCGCTTGCAGTGTTGGATCCGACGAAACCAGGTCACCAGCACGCTTAAGGTAGATCTTCCCGATAATAATGGGAACATCTATGATGCGTGGGTTGAGATCACATCTGTGGGTGTTGTACGATTTCGTGTTGAGGCGCCATCGATATCACGAACGATCACTGGTCCGACGATCACTGCCGATGCAACGTGGCATTTCTTAGGCGTACATTATGACTCTATCGTCGGTAGTGTCATCTTCCGTGTTGACAGCGCGAACACCACGGTTGCGATGACGACGTGGTCAAACACGTCAATCACAATTGTGAGTCACACGGTGAATCTCACTCTCACTGATGGCATGCAAATCGCTGAGTTTCAGGTTGATGGCGGTCACGAATTTGGTGGTGGTTTAGTGGGTATTACGTCTACTGAGGCGTGGGCTAACGAGAACTTCATTCCTACAGCGTTTGTTGATAAGAGTGAAAATCTGCTTGATGTGATGCCAGTAGTTGACGTCAACGCTGACTCGTTTAATGTCGCGTCAGACATTGCTATCGCGGAGTTTGCTGCGTTGTTCTTTGATTCCGATGGCTATCCTCACTTTCGAACATCACGGTCAGATGCCAGTATCACTGGGCAGACCATTCAGCGACAAATCACATCACGTAAGAGTATCAAACAGATCGCATATGAGTCAGGTGTGTTGCAGGTTAGAAACATTGTGAGTGCGCAATACATGCCATATGTTGCATCGATCTCTACTGAGATCTTTTCAGCGTCTGGTGTCATCTCACTTTTTCCAGGTCAGTCACTGCGATTCACAGTAACACTCCAAGGTCCCATTATTAGCATTGGTACGATTACATACACAGCGTTTTCGCAATCGAATGGGACTGGAACTAATCTCACATCACAGGTTTCTGTAGTGGCTGACACAAATACTCCGGGTCAAGTTATCGTCACAGTGACGAATGATTCTGGGTCAACCGCATACATCGTTGACAACACTGGGCAACCTAATCTTCACGTCAAGGCAACATTCATGGCACCTTTGCAAGACGTCAATTCATCTACTGTGACATACTCTGATGCTGACTCGGTTCGTAAGTTTGGTGAGCAGTCACTGCCGGCGAGTGGAGCATCTACGTGGATTCAGCGTGAAGATTCAGCTGCGTCAATCGCGCTAAAGCTGCTAAGTGATCTCTGTCAGCCACATCCTGTGATTATGAATCTTTCGATCAAAGGTGATCCCACACTTGAGTTTGGTGATCTCGTCACGATCATTGACATAAACACTCTGGGTGTGAATGGGCAGTATCGCATTACGGGAAAGAATCCATTACTGTCTCCAAGTAATGGATTCACACAAGATCTTGTGGTGAGAAGCGCGCCAAGCATCGCGTACTGGGACGTAAACTTCTGGGATGATGGGACGGTGTGGGGGTAGTGACTAACAGAATCAATATTGGTCCTAAGGGATCCAAGCTTGATTGGGACAACTGGGGAAAGCCTATCACAGATGCTGTTAATGAACACGATACACGTCTTAGTTTCTTTGAGAACGGCATCTCAAACGCGCGTGCGGTTGAGTCAGCTGTGTCTCCCGCTGCATACACAAACGTTGCTGGTACGAGTTCATTCTCGTTTACGAAACTGCTTATCGATACACGCATACGAGTTGATCTCGCTACCACTCAGTTCTTCTCAGCCGCAACTGCTGGTGTGCAATACGCGGCACTCATCAGTGGAACCGACTACCAGATAGCGGCACTTAATCCTACAACTGCAGGTGGACAGCACCTCACCACTGCAGGATTTCGGTACATTACGGGTATTACAGCGGGAACGTACACGATTCAGCTTCGCTGGCTCCGCGCAGGCACGGGTACGATGAGTAGCGATGCGCTTGATTGGTTGTCGTTCTCGTGCCGTGAACTAGTGTAATATGAAAGTGTTGTCTGTTTGGCTCATCGCTGCTTGATCGGTATAGAATCTGGCAATGAGCCACCATCCGCGATACGCGGTCATTCCTACGCACAATCGACCTGAGCATCTTACACGATGTGTTGCATCACTCGCCGATCAGGTTGACCTCATTTATGTGATCGATAATGCGAGTGATCCGCCAGTTGACGTTTCTCGACGTGTGCATCATAACCAGATTCGAATCATTCGTGACAATGAACAGCCACCGAACCTATCACGCTTGTGGAACGTTGGACTTAATCACGTTGCTGCGATGGCGGCTGTTCTAAAGCAGACCCAGTGGGATGTTGGTATCTTCAATGATGATACAGTCGTTCCTACTGGGTGGTTTCATAGCGTTGCGACAGCACTACGCGCACATCCTACCGCGATCGTCTCGCATACACATACGTATGGTGATCAGCATCGTGCCATGAGATTTTCTGATGGTAACACACCGATGATGATTGATGAGCGTATGTGTGCGTGGGCATTTGTCACACGAGGTGAGTGTGGTCTTCGATCAGACGAGTCAATGCGATGGTGGTGGTTTGACACCGACTGGGAGATTCGCGCACGGCAGATGGGTGGTGTGTTAGCCATCCCGGGTGCTCCTGTTCCTAATCTCGCCGCAAACTCCACGACCGTTGGTGAGCTTGCCGAGCAGGCAGGTCGCGATCGTGCTCGCTACGCTGAGATTCATGGTGGTAACCCATGGTAGTAGTGTATGGTGTGTGCGTTGGTTCGTGGGAGAAGTTTCACGCATATGTGGAACCTAATCTCAATCGTCTAGGTGGTCGTCCACTCATTTGCATGGTGAATCAGACATCGATCGCTGAGGCGTATAACGCCATTCTCTGGGCGGCGAGTTCATACAACGGGTGTGAGGCACTCGTGTTGCAGCATGATGATCTTGAAATCACCGATCCGAACGCTGAGGAGAAGTTTTTCACTTCACTCTCTGACTCAGATGTTGGCATCGTTGGCGTCGCCGGTGGTAAGGCCGAGCACACACTCGCTTGGTGGAACGGTGAGACTGTAGGGCATCAACTCACCGACTCGGGCATGCTTGACTTTGGGCAGCGTTCAGGTGATGTGGCATTCGTCGAGGGTAGCATCATGGTACTAAGCGGTGATGTGATCGCAGAGGCCTCATTTGATCAAGACAACGTCGGATTTCACTCATATGATAGCATCTGTGCGACTGTGCGTTCAATGGGAATGATCGTGACAGTCGCTGATGTTGACACACATCATCACACTACGCTTGGGTTCAAGTCACTTGAGAGTGAGCGACAGTGGATGGATGGCAATGAGCGATTTATGAAGAAGTGGGGTTTCGCGTGAAGAGAACAGTTTGTGCAGCGTGTGGCAGTGCCGATCTTGATACGTTTCTTAACCTGGGTGAGTCACCAATCGCCGACGCATACCTGACGAATCAGTACGATGTGTCTCCGACATTTCCACTTGAGGTCGCGGTGTGTGCGAAGTGTCAGCTCGTTCAGTTACTTGAAGTTGTTGATCATGAGACACTATTTGGCACTGGCTACAGCTTCTACTCGTCCGCGTCTGCGCCACTCACTGTGTATCATCATCACTACGCTCATGATGTCATCAATCGATATGATGATCTCATTAAAGATCACGGTGTCTTAGAGATTGGTTGCAATGATGGTGATTTTATTCGTCACTTCGCGCGATTTAAGTATCGTCATCTAGGTATTGATCCCGCTGAGGGACCTACGAACAAGGCACGCTTGCGTGAGTTGGATGTAGTCACGAAACCATTTTCAAGTTCACTCGCGGTTGCTCTAAACCAGCAGTGGGGTGTTGTTATCGCGAATCATGTGCTTGCACATGTAGAAAGTGTCGCTGATGTGTTGAGTGGCATCGCAACTGTGTTGACACACGGTGGAGTAGCGATCATTGAGGTGCAATACTTGCCAGATCTACTCGTCAACAACGCATTTGATCTCGTCTATCACGAGCATCGAAACTTCTTCTCACTGTCATCACTCGAGGCAGCTGCCGCACGATGGGATCTTTATGTTACCGATGCCGAGCTCACCGATCGACAAGGTGGCTCTCTACGTGTGACACTAAGGCGTGAACATGGAAGCACAACACGTGCGAATGCCATTCGTACGTCAGAGCGATGGCTACAGAGCTTTGGTGCGTATGATGGAATGCAGGGTCGCGCAGAGCGAATCCGTGAACGTCTGTTGACTCTACTCGAGAATGAGCGTTCCGCTGGATTTCCAGTCATTGGTTACGGTGCTCCTGCGAAGGCAACGACGTTGTTCTCGTTCTGCGGCATCACACGTAGTGACATCACGCATATGACCGACACAACGAAGGAAAAGCAGGGGCGCTTTATGCCAGGCTCTGGCATTCCAATCTTGGCGCCACACACTCCAATAAAGATGCCTGCCACGTACCTCGTCACCGCGTGGAACTATCTCTCGCAAGTCATGCGACAAGAGATGTCATTCACTTTGGCAGCTGGTCACTGGATCACTCCGTTTCCTGCTCCCACACTGTTGTAAAGGAGTCGTAATGCGTCTCAATCTAGGATGTGGTGATCGCTACGTTGAGGGATGGCACAACGTCGATCACGCTGGTTCACCACATCGCAAGGACGAGGAGGTCGATCTCTGTGGACCACTACCCTGGGCGCCGGGATTGGTCTCATATGTATACGCAGGACACATCCTCGAGCATCTCACACCTGATGATGCGCTTGCACTACTCACTCGTCTCGTCGGGTGTATGAGAACAGATGGACAGATCCTCGTTGTTGGTCCTGATATTCCCAAAGCCAAGAAGATGATCAACGAGGGTGTGTTTGACTTTCGATGGGGTCACACACTCGACTCACTCAAGCACGGTGGTGATCGCTGGTTGGGTGACACACATCACTGGGAATGCGACGCCGCACAAGTGATTGAGATGCTGAACACCGCTGGATGGTCTCTGGCTATTGATCTTCATAACATCGACAACGTGACTGACTTCTGGCCAGTTGCGGACCGTGCGCCGAAGTGGCAGTGTGCGGTCTGGGGTGAGATGCGATGATCACTTCAGCCGACATCACTGTCGCGATTCCTACCATTCCACCACGTGAGCACTTACTACAGCGAGCCATTGCGTCAGTGACGCATCAGACACTTCCAGCACATCGCATTTCAACCGCCGTTGATACCCAACACCTAGGTGCTGCAAGGACGCGAGCGGATGCGCTAGCCGGGGTAGACACCACATGGACGGCATTCCTCGATGATGATGATGAGTTTTTATCGACTCACTTAGCAGAGTTAGCTACTCATGCAGAGGAGACAGGAGCTGACTTCGTCTACTCGTGGTTTGACACCGTTCCGTATGGATGTGATCCATTTCCAACGTGGTTCATGACTGAACCATGGGATCCAGCGTCACCACGTCATACGACGATCACGGTGATGGTTCGTACAGATCTTGCCAAGGAGGTAGGATTTAATCTCAACGCATCAAATGATGTGAACGCGAACGAAGATTGGTTGTTCATTCTTGGGTGTAATGAGCTTGGTAAGATCTCGCATCTATGCAATCGTAAGACGTGGTTGTGGCATCATGACAGTGGCAACACGAGTGGATTGGGAAGTCGATGGTGAACGACGTCACGGTTGTCATTCCAACGATTCCAGTTCGTCGTGACATGCTCATGCGCGCGCTCAACTCTGTAATGAGTCAGTACCGACTTCCTGATGCCATTATCGTAGTGACTGATCTACGTCACGAAGGTTCATATGTGACTCGTAATCGCGCACTTCAAATGGTGAAGACAGAGTGGGTCGCGTTTCTCGATGATGATGATGAAATGCTACCTGATCATCTCGAGCAGCTCATGGACTGCGTGTATGAAGGTGTTGACGTCATCTACACGGGATGTCGTGTCATCAATCAAAGTGGGCACGATCTTCCTGCGCGTGAGGAGTGGGGTCGATTTGGCCTACCATTCGATGCCGACCTACTGCGTGATCACTCATGGCTTCCAGTGACGAGTCTCTGTCGCACTGAGTTGGCACAGCGATCGGCGTTTATTCCACACAGTGGAACCAATTACGATGATTGGGGGTTTTACGTCGGCATGCTCGATCAGGGTGCGAAATTTCTTCATTACCCAGTGGTGACGTGGATCTGGCATCATCACGGCACTAACACATCAGGACGAGGTGATCGCTGGTGAAGATTGGTGTTTTTCCAGCAGATGTGTATGGTTGTGGCTACTATCGTCTCATCTGGCCGGCTATGGAGCTACAACGACAGGGTCATGACATCGACATCATTCATCCTAATGATCGCACTGCGATGTTCGCTGCTGAGATTGATGATGGCACAGGTGAGGTTACCGGTGATAACATCATCTTTCCTGAGCAATATGATGTTATCGTGCTACAGCGTGTGACACATAAGTACCTCGCACAGACGATTCCATTCATTCGAAGTAAGGGCACCGCTGTCGTTGTTGATATTGATGACGATCTACATCACATTCCTATGTCAAATCCAATGTATCTCGCGCTCCACCCAAAAAAGTCACCTGGTGTGCGACACGCTGATCACTCATGGGTGTGGTCACAACTCGCATTTGAAAACGCGACGATGGTGATGGCAACGACACCACAGCTCGTTGACCGATACGCACGTCGCACCATGGGGCGAGTCATCCCCAACTATGTGCCGGCGAACTCACTCAGGGTAGATCATGAGGATTCACCGATCTTTGGATGGGGAGGAAGTGTTCATTCACATGCCGATGATCTACCGGTCGTTGGAAGTGCGATATCACGTCTCGTAGCGGAGGGACATCGCTTTCGAATCATCGGTCCCGACATCGGCGTACGTGAGGCGTTTCGACTTCCGAACCGCGAGAGTTTTGAGGCAACTGGTCCGATTGACTTGGAGTACTGGATCGCAGGTCTCGCGCTCTTGGGTGTGGGCATCGCACCACTCGCTGCGACAACGTTCAACCGCTCGAAGAGTTGGCTCAAGCCAATGGAGTACGCAGCGGCTGGAGTACCTTCGGTCGTTTCTCCGTCTCCAGCGTACCGTGAACTTCACGATAAGTGGGGCATCGGAGACATCGCTGAGAAGCCCAAGGACTGGTACCGTCTCGTCCGTCGACTCGTCACCGATGAGACATATCGACTGGAACGCTCGGCCGCTGGACGTGCTGCAGCGGAGGATCTAACGATCGAGAAACACGCCTGGCGCTGGGCCGAGGCCTGGGAAGAGGCCCTCAAACTCCAGCGCCAGTGAGGCGTATTAGATCTTCCAGGTGAGCCCACAGCTGAGACACGTCTCGGATGTGGGTTCTTCGAGTAGTGCGTTACTTGAACATCCCGGGCAACGCACTCGCATGATGGGACGACGTACCTTGAGGCGCTGACGTCGTGTCATCCCACCCCAGACACCGTGTTTCTCATCAGTGTCGAGTGCCCACTGGAGACACTGTGACTGAATCATACAACGTGAACACGCGAGGTACGCGGTAGGGTTGGGAAAGTCAGCCTCGGTGTCATGATCATCGAAGAAGTACTCAGGATCGATGTTGCGACACTCACCATCATCTGCCCAGTGGGGAACTGGAATGGTGAGCATCTTCGAGGCCGGCATCTTAGCCATTGCTGTGGATCTGCCTAGGTGCCGTGAGTGCGTTGACGAGTCGCTCGAGAAGCTCGTTGTTGGCCGCCGTGCCGTACATCACGGCCTTCTGCATGAACCACTGGTTGTCCGAGACGTGACCCTTCCACACGGGGTCAGTGGTTCTTGCCTTCGCGACGATGACATCGAGCTCACGTACGAAGTTGCGATCCTTCCAGAAGCTCGACTGCGCGGCCCAGCGGATCTCAAGCGTGCGTCGCTCTGCCTCGAGAATCTGCTCAGCGCGACGCTTTGCCTTCGCCTCAGATTCTTCAGCCTTCATCAAGAAGTACGAGTGGAGCTCCGAGTTCGTCATCCCCATCCGAACGCCACCCATGCTCGGGCGATCCTGTGAAGTTGTCATCACTCCATCCTCCGTCCGTTCGCGTGTTGAGGTCTTCCTTATAGAGCTCAGCCTCCTGCCTGAAGGCGTCTGCGATCAACGTTGCCACGGTGCGAAGCGTGAGGGTCTCCGCTGTCTCTGCCTCATCTGTCCACCGCGTCTGTGCGTCGAGCATCGCCTGACGCTTTGCGATCTTGACCATGTCGGTCACTAGTCCTCCAGGTTGTTGAGGATCTCGAGCAGCTCTGCCGCTCCGTAGGTCCAGGTTTCACCACACTCACACTCTGCCTCACCGGTGAGGGTGTTGATCGCGATGCGCGATCCCCCGGGCGGCGGGTCATAGAGGATGCGCGGGCAATCCGTTGCGATGATGTCCGCCATAACGCTATACATGGGACCTTTGTACATCTCATCCTCCGTCGTTTCGTCGATAAGACTAAATCTACCAGCGAATCACTCACCTGTATATAGAATGGTGGGAGAACCCTCACTGGATTCTCCCACTAAGTGGAACGATTAGTCGCGCTCTTCGCGCTCCTCATCTTCCTGTTCCTCGTCGCTGTCATCGTCCTCGACGAAGCCGCTCATCTGCGCGTCCGTGTCCGGGAACGCCGACACGAATTCCTGCTCTTCACGCCGTTCGCGATCTTCACTCACTTCAGTCTCCTTCGTTGTGACCCCTCTCGATCGATTATATACCGTCGAGTCTTACTTTGCCGTTGCCAGAATGTGGTGTGCTGTCAGATTGATGTACTTGTGCGTGGGACCCTGCAACGCATTGAGGAACTTACTCTCCGAAGTGCCACCTGGCCGCCAGTCGAAGTGTTCACTCACCGCGTTGACGAGAC